CCTGCTGCAATGAGAGCCTTAGGATCTGTGACCCCAGCTGCTGCCATTGAGATTACTGCTACTAGAAATGCTCTAGCCCATGAGCCTGCTGCTGTCTTTAGTTCATTCATTATTCTCCACCTAACATAGATACTTGAAAAAAAGCCCCATCATTGTCAGCTTCTTTCTTAAAGCTAACATGCATGTGCTTAGTGTGTTTGTTAGCCCCTGTGTACTTGCGCCACTTCCAGTTAAGGATGCTGGAGCAGATTCGTCCATCGTAAATGATGTAACTAATACGCTTGTCTGCTTTTGACTTGGACAAGGTACGAAGCTGATCAGCAAGATCTCCCATGATGTCTGGCTTTCCGCCCTTGAATAAGTCTTTGTCCACATCAATGGCACGAACCCAGCCCTGCTCATCAGGATTATGATCTGACTTGCGAGCAGCGTGTCGGGTATCACCAATCCAACCATCCGATGTGCGGTCACGATCGGGGAACGAGTCATCGATTTGTTCTCTTAATTGGACAGCAGCTCTAGATAATTTCGGCTTGATGCTCATGGTTGGCACACTCCCATTGCTTGAGATTGTTTAACTGCAACTCATCGTGCCCGCATGCAGGCATCGGAGCAATAAAAGCATCATCTATTGGATCGTATGTGTGACCAATTCCTGCATAGTTAAAGCGGATGTTGCCATGATAAGAAGTGCGCTTACAAACCTGACCTCTAAAGTTGCCGTACCAAGTCTCTGGATCTAATCCTTCAATAGTTTCTGTTTCATCAATTCCTACGATGACTTCTGTCACTACATTGTTATCGTCTAAGAATGCGTAATGTGCCATTATGCCCAACTTACTGTGCCAGTACCAGCAGTGATAGTTGTTATCTTGTTAGCACCGCTAGTAGATGTTGAACCTGTCAAACCTGAAAGTGTAATTGTTGCTGTGTTTGGATAGCGGAGAATTACTACTCCAGACCCACCTGCGCCGCCTTGAGGTGGAGTGTTGCTGTTAAGACCGCCACCACCGCCACCGCCTGTGTTAGCTGTGCCGTCTGAACCTGCACCCGATGCGCTTCCATTACCGCCACCACCAGAACCACCAGAACCAGCAGCATCACCTGATGCTCCACCACCGCCACCGCCACCTGCATAAGTTACAGATGATCCTGTGATCGATGTTGCTACACCATTTCCGCCATTACCAGAATTAGTACTGTTTCCTGTTCCGCCAACTGCGCCTGCTCCGCCACCGCCACCAGAACCAAAAGCAGAGCTAGTAAAGCCTTGTCCACCTGCATAACCTTGGTTTGCAGTTCCAGTACCATTTTCAGCAGCGTTTCGTCCACCACCGCCACCAGAACCACCATTTTGTACAGTGCCAGTCAGAGATTGATTACCACCTCGACCACCACCTGTTGAGGTAATAGTATCAAAAATAGAATTACCTCCAGATGAACCTTGTACTAGATTGTAGCCACCAGTACCACCTGCTCCGATAGTTACTGTATAAGTCGTGCCAAAATTAATAGTTAAAGCAGATTCTAAAGATCCACCGCCACCCGTTGCTGTAACTGTTGAACGCAACCCACCTGCGCCACCACCGCCGGAGTTAGCTCCACCGCCACCAGCAACAACTAAATAATCAACGCTAATTGGTGGCTTGGTAAAAGAACTTGCAATAATGCCAATAAGAGAATTAATCATTTATGCAATGCCACCTACTACGATCCATGAATTAGCAGCTAACTTAATTGCTGCTGCTGCTTTGTATCGAGATAGAACAGGTGCAGCACTTACTGTTCCTGCGCTGGTTACAGTTGTTGTTCCAGAAGTAACAGCCTGAATTGTAGTAATTCCTGCGCCCTTTTGATAGACCAGAAGAGTTGTGCCGATTGGAAAGTTGTATGTGGCATCTGTAGGGATGCTGAACACATTAGCTGCAGCGTTGTCCATTGTAACAATAGCGTTGAGTCCATCTGCCTTGACTGCTGTGTATGTAAGACCAGTCTGTGCATTGACTGTAAGACCTGCGATGGATGCATCGACTGCATCGCCTAGTGTCTCAATGGCAGTTGCGCCATTCTTAACTAGATCGGATGAGGTCGGAACAGTCCAACCGAAGTTAGGTGTAGTGGTTGCCATTAGGTTAGTGCTCCAGTCGCGTTAGTCCAAGTTAGTATAGCATTCACGCCAGTCCATTGAAGTGAGGCTGGCAATATTGTTTCCCATTGGGTTGTTGATAGTGAGAAGTCTGTAGCTGAGATGTAGAGGGTTATGTCTACATATGTAGGCGTAGCGTTAAGAGCTACATTCTCGACAAAGCCATCGAATGTGCCACCTAGTAAATTACTAGGTAGGTTAGTGACCAGCACAGGCTGACCAAAAAAGACATTGATAAGGCTGTCAAGCATCGCGCTAGGCATGTCTGGATTATCTAGACGAAAGCGAATAGCACCTAATGACCCGCGTGGATTCTTACGCAGGTTAAGCTCTCTAGAGGCGATATCAGTGATGTCTGCAAGGTTCTTAATGTTAGAGTCAAAGGAGCGCTCAAAGAGCCCGTAAGAGGCTATAGAGTCCGCATCTGAGGTGCTGTAGGTTGAGCCGTATCCTGTGCCGTATCGATAGATAAGGCTGTTACGGATGCGAGCAATCTGAGTTGTTGAGGTGATAGAGCTTGGTGTTGCATAAGACCCGTCAAGGTTAGTAAAGCCATTTGCTGCGAGATAGTTAGATCTGTGATCCGCATCGGCATATGAGACATCCCCGTCCTTTTCCTCGTAGAGCGTTCCGAGTGCGCTGTTAGCGATCTGATCTGTTAATGACTGAGACTTAGCAGAGGCACTAGCTGCAAGGGCAATCATTGTGTAGAAGCCTGAGTCCACTTCACCAATGTAAGATTCTGCGGTTGCCCAAGTCACATCGGCTGGGTATGTATCCCATGTAACAGTCGGTGTGACTTCTGCCCAAGTAAGATTAAGAGCTTGATTTAAAATGGCTGCAATCTGTGCGCCATCTAATCCTTCTGCCAAAGCTGTGTTATAAACAGCCTTTGTAAGTTTAGCCAGTGAGCCAATGCCTAAGATTTTGCCTGTGGTTATGTAACCAATTTCTTCTGGACTACGCACACCGATGTTAAAGTCTGACACTTCCCCACCGAATACAGTGACATAAGTTCCAGATGAGTTCTTAAGCTCTAAGGTGATTGGCTCTGTGACATTGATGGTAAAAGGTGAGTTATCTGTGTTGATGATCTCTACTTGGCAGTAACCTGCTGTGGCTTGGCGATCAATGTCTAAGCGACCAGAGGCAAATGACACAGAGGTGACAGTCGTATAGACATCATCACCTACTGTTACTCGCCACTCTGGAAGCCATGTCATCCTACTGTTAGCGTTCCTCTGTCTCGTGCTTCACGCAATACTTGGTCAATAGCCTCTGCAATAGCGTTAGGATCTCCCACGCCTGTGTTCACAACGATAGTCGCACCTGCGCCATAACTTGCTGCGGCTTGAGCTGCATAACGAGAACCTGATAGTGCATTGGATAATGGTAAGCCTTGAGCCATGCCGCTTGTTAAAGATTGACCAGCAATCCCACCCATGTTGATCTGGCTAAGGAATGCAGCGTATTCCTGCTCAGCTCGAGCTTGGTAGTTAGACCCTCGTACCGCGCTAGGTAAATCTGCACCCGTATTTAATGCCGTTACTAATTGCTCATTGTATGAATTGCTAGGGAGCATTTTATCTATTAACTTAAAAATGGTTGGATTATTAAGTGTAAAATCTGTCGTGTTTTTAGGGATTAACTGAGCAGAAGCCTCAACTGCCTTAGCTGCCGCTTCTGCTGCCTTAGCTGCTGCATCTGTGGCAGGTGCTTTAGCGTCTTGCAATCTATTTAACTCAATCATCTTTGCAATAGCAGCATCAAGATTGCCTAGATTGATTAGATCCTTTGGCTTAAGGCTTTCAAGGACTGACTTGATGTCTTGCATTTTTAGATCTTGCTTTATCAAAGCCCCAAGAATTCCAAGATCTGCATTTAGTTTTTTGGTTGCAGCTTTTATCGCTTCTTCGTCTTTTGTAGCAATAGCATCTTCTAATTCAAGCATTGAACGCTTGACATTTAGACGAGCAGTGTCATTAGTAATCTGCAATAACTGGGAAGAAGTAGTTGCCTTGCCTAATTGCTCCGCTTGGTTGGTAAGTGCTGCTGCAACTTGGATCTGGTCAAGATCAAAGACATCTTTGCCTTTGCCAAGAGCGAGATTCGCTTTATCAATAACACCTTGCAGTCTCTTAGCTGCATTCTGCTTATTGAGCAAAGCTAGTCTTTCCTTCTCGCGCTTAAGCGATTCTTTTTCAAGTTTTGCTAAAAGTTCTTGCTGCTTCTTCTCAGTCAGCGTTAGTTTAGCTTCTTCCTT